ATACACGGGTGTACGCCATAAACTACAATATCCTCAGATTTGAAAGTGGATTAGCCGGTTTAAAATTTTAGGTGAATATAGTAGTAATGGCTGGTAGAATACAGATGCTAACGTCTGGATCCCAAGACAGGTATTTCACGAGGAATCCAGACTACAGTCATTTTGTAGAAGCTTTTAAGAAGCACGCAAACTTTTCTACACAGTACGATGATTTAGATCCGGAAAATGAAGCGGATTTTGGGAAAAAGATTAAGTTCAAGATTCCACAAAATCAAGGTGATCTATTGAAAACTTTGAGTGTAAAAATGACTCTACCGGAAATTCCAGGTAGCCCTGTATACGTAGAATCGGTTGGTCATGCCATAATTGATCACGTAGATCTTATTATAGGTGGTACCATAGTTCAAAGGCTTCATAGTGATTATCTCCAAATATATTCAGAGCACAACGTTACACAAACGAAACAAAAAGCGTTGGAACAACTCATTGGAAAGTATTCACTTAGAACGAGTGATAAACTTGTTGGTGAAGTAGTTACAGGTGGTGGAATACCCAATAGAGGTATCATTATAACAGGTACACTTGGTGCTAGTTCGGATGAAAACTTCTTTGTTGACTTACCATTTTACTTCTATAAACACCCAGAACTTGCTATACCCCTATGTGCTATAAACAAGCAGGAAGTTGAAGTTGAAATTACACTTAGAAAACCGGAAGAAATCATGGTTGACATTGACGGTGATCGTGTTACGTCACCCCCCGATATACACATTAAGGACTTTAAACTCTCTACAGAAGTTGTGTTTTTGGATAAAAGTGAGAGATCCAAGATGCAGAAGATGAAGAAGGACTACATCATAACACAGGTACAACAGAATGTATTTGATGTGGGTGTAGGCATTAATGAGGGAACGTTCAATCTTGACTTTAGAAATCCAGTCAAGGAACTCTACTTTGTGATTCAAAGACAAGGTACTAGAGGTAATGGTGTATCACATGGTAACTTCGTAACACCATTTGATTACGATAATACGGCTCTTACAGCTGACAACAAGCGCATTCTTTACGAGAACCTCAATTATCTCACTCTAAAGTTTGATGATCAGGACATTATTACAGAAGAAACTGGCAATGTTCTTATGTTGAAAGCTGTCCAGGCGGCGATACATCACTCCAAGACACAACTCATTAGGAGATTCTATTCTTATAGCTTTGCTTTACAACCAGAGGAGGCTTATCCAACTGGGCAGGTGAATATGAGTAACGTAAAAGAGCAAATACTCCACCTAAGTCTAACGTCGTGTCCAGATTTTACCAGACAAATTCGGGTCTACGCAGTAAACCACAATATTCTCCGTGTTGGTGAGGGAATTGCGCAATCTCTTTTTACTCTTAAATACTAAAGATGAATATGCAAAGTGGTTTTGGTGATGCTGGAGACAGAATGGCTGAACAGTACATTGAAACAATGACTAACATTCTTCTTCCTGTTTTTGAAAAAGGTACCCTACTCGCAGCCGAATATTGCAAGGCTTGTGGGAGAGACACGTTACTCTCAGAAGACATGGAATATGCGATGAAATACTGTGCTATGAACGCAGTTGGTGAGACTGTTGGAACTATGTTCCCAGATCTATACGAAGACGAAGATGACTCTGATCATGAGGAGATGGAGATTGTAGACTCAAACGAGTGTCCCACATTTGAGAGATACTCAGGCGTAGATCCACAGTTCATTCGAGTTAACGAGGCATACGATCGCTGGGATTCATGGGTGCCACAAAACCCGACAGAACAGATGTTAAAAAATGCTATTAATAGTAATGAGCCAATGGGAGCCTGAAGGTTGGAACTTTGACGATTCTGGAGTAAAACTTCATGTTTATGGTGAAAACGACGATTCAGACAGCAGCTCTAGCGGAGATATATCAGGGGACGATCAACTCTTTGCGAATTCAAAAAACGTTAAAAAAACTAAGTATAAAAAAATTGAAAAGGAAGAATTGTTACCAGAATAAATAATTTTCCTAACCTATAGTATACTACTCACGATGAAGGCGGCTATGCAAACTGTCACCCTTGTTACCCAGGAACTGGAGACCCAGTCTCTCAACGCGATTGTTGCTGGTTTCTCTTTCGCGGCGGCGATGTCCTGGATGGATGTCGTCCGTTTCATCATTAACCAGGTCATTAAGGTACCCAAGAATGGTGGTACCCAGTACGCGCTCACCGCGGTGCTTACTACCCTCCTCTCTATCGCGGTCTACATGATGATCTCCACCGTGTCTACTCGCGTATCCAAGCCTGCTCAGCCCGTCTATGCCATTACCCGCTAAGTGGGTGGAGCTTTAGAGCCCCCTTTCATAAGAAACATCAATACAATACCGAAGAAGGCAATAATGCCTATGTAAATATAGACTTCCTGGTTGTACAGAATCTCGCTTCCCAGATTCTTTACTTTCTCCTTTTTCTTCTTCACAAACCTGTCCAATGGAACTTTAGTTAAGCCCTCAAGTTTATCTGTGGAACACTTAATCTCAAACTTTAAAACATGATCTTGATTCCTAAAGTCGTATGGAATTAGACGACCGTGACTCATGTAAAAAAACTCGATACGGAGATCCTTTATATGTTTGAGTGATCCAGAATGAAAATCATGTGTAACCTTATCGTCTGAGCCCATAACATTTATAAAGTCTGTTCCATCCAAAAGGATGTGTCCAGTATAGTAATGTTCTGACACAAACACACTCTGATTCATTTTTTCAGATCCAGATGAGATACGAAGCACTAGGGAATTAGGTCCTTTGAAGTTAGCCGCACCAAACTGTGTACCAGGCATGCTAATATCTTCGGCTGGTAAACCCAATATTTGGTGTATGGTCGTATTTGTTGAATTCACATCATCGTATCCACCTGGTCCAGTTTTGAATTTAAATGTGATATCACCACCTACAGGTGTTCCCATACCGAAACTATTTCGCGTTGCGTTGTACGAAATATTCCAATTTGAATTAAATGTCGCTGCTAGTGTCGTACCAGTATAATTTCCCAAAGGAATTGTTGCTCCGTATGTAACTCCTCCTTGTTCATACTCAAAACTTTGATTCGTTTCACATATCAAAAGCTGTGAGGTGGGGATACGAGCAGAAACCAGCTTAATTTGAGACACGTCGTATATAGGATTATCGAGAGTCACTGTGTAATCATTTGGATTTGTATACAGATTGGACTGACGCTGACTACTATCTATGTTAAGGGTATGGACCTTCATTAAAATATAGGTACAATATTTTAATGAGTGTTTTCAACATTTTAAGTCAAATATCTAACGATAGAGGGCGTGTGAAAGGGGGTTGTTTTGTAACTGCTTAGCAGCGAGGCCAAGATTCTTAGAGTTGGGATTTTCATTACCCTTGTAAGGATTGAACTGATGGAACGTCTTGCTCTGGTACTGTTGGGTCCATCCACCATCAGCTGCATTCATGCGTCCATCAATGCGCGAGGTGTCACTGCGAACCGCGGTAAGTTTACCACCTTGCTTGAGGGCGCTCTCACGAACATTCATACGACCAGCGTTGCCCATCCTGTTTGGCTTGCCTCTACGATCTTCTGGACGGAAACCATACTTGGCGAGTTCTTCATTGGTCTTAGCACTGACCCGGCTCGCAGCACCAGTGGCGTAAGCACCGTGGAAACTGTGAATACCTGGGGCTGGTTGGTTGTTGTACATATACTGTTCATCGTTGCGATCAGCCTTGAACCTCGTGGGATCTTGGGCGAGTGTCTGAGCCGAAACCATACGCTTAGCACCATTGTATCCTAAGCCATCATTGCGCATACCAGTTTCGGAACGGTTGGTGGTTCTCTTAGTTCTCTCATGCTCGTTACGGGGAACGACACCAGTCATGCCCTGAGCGCGACCAGCCATAGTAGGTAACCTAGAGGGTAAGTAGGAGGTTGTCTCGGGTTTGTTATGAGTAAGTTGACCAACCTTCGCAGAGCGACCACCGGTAACATCCGCAGCTGGACCAGAACGTCCTGGTAAAGTTGTAAGACGGTACTCACCAACATTGATAGGATTGACCCTAAACATCTGTTGATACCCACCAACAGCTGGCACATTGGCGTCAACACCTAGACCGGGGCCGACCAGTTGCTTCTCTACTGGAGAAAGGTTATTCATGCGCCCCTGATCGAACATACGACCACGCATGTCAAGTAATTCTTGTCCACCACTTCGTTGCTGACGACCAATATCCGCGAAACTTGCCATCTCCTTCTTGGATGGGACTTCTACTCGGGAAACAAAATCATTCTCTTTGAATGTGGGAGGAAGAGCGGGACCAGCCCCACTATCATTTGCTAATGTGATATTTGCCTCTGGACTATAGTTTTCAGTCTTGGACTTACTTAAAGTCCTTCCAGCATAAACGAGACCAGCTACGGCTAAAACCGAAATAGGATCAGCCATTCTTATTTCTTACTGACATTTTTATTAACGTATCTTTTCTGGAAAAGACCATTTTGAAGATCGGCGCGGGTGCTGGCGGGTTCATATTTGATGGTGCGGAGAGGGACCTTGCATTCCATGTTGGACAGAGGGAAAAGATTGCGCTCATACGTCTGAACGATGTGCTTGTTGAAACGAGAAGTAGATTGAGGTCTAAGTTCGTCACTCGTATCGATATATTTCGCTGGGGCACCCTTACCAGCCATATAAGGTGCGGTACCATACAACATAGTGTTGGGACGGGATCCGTAATTTAATTGACTGGGCTGAGGGTAAACGAAAACTTCATCGGTAGCTTTAACGGGTGGGACAGCACCCCTGTTCTCAATAATAGAAAGACCTGGTTGAAGCTGGTACGCCATTTATTATTACACAAGAATATTAATCTAACTATACGTTCCGCCACCGCCCCTCACGCGACCACCACCTCGGAGACCTCTGACATCTCCATCGGAACCAATTCCAGCAAAAGCCTCTAATTGAACACCCCTCGCATCGGGGTTGCAAAACTTCGAATCACTCTTACACATGGGAGCATTCTTGGGACCATACAACCACTCAGCAAATTTGGTTTGATCGCCTGGAATTTTTGACACTGGCGCAGTAACAAACTGGCGCTCGAAAGCGTTACGCTTGTACATGGGTAAAGTGGAACGAGAACGTCCAGAATCATACGAAACCTGATCACCACTGAATTTTTTAATTAAAGGCTGGGCTGTGGCATAATAGCAGGCTTCCAGACGATTTGGGGCATCTGTGTAATCTGTCATGAGCACGTTACCGAGGGGATTCTCCTTGGTGGGCTTCTGACATACATCCGCCTTGTCTGTGGAACCATATGGCTCCTTGACAAGTTTCGCCTTGTACATCACGTAAATGATAGATAACATCGTTGCGCCTAGAACGAATATACGAGGATCCCGACGAATCACGAATAAAACACACATGGTGTAAATAATAAATCGTGACGCCGAATTGATCCTATCCTCTGGTGTTTGTTTGCTGTTAGGCCAGAACTCTAGAATTTTTTTATTACTGACAAGTTGTTGAGGATCTTCGAACCAAACTTTCATTTAATATAGATGAGGTTTATTTTTTGGGGAGACGGCGAGTACCATTCTTTTTAGGAGCACCCAAATCCATATCTCCCATACCAGCCATCATACCAGACATAGAACCCATCATCTTCATGAGTGCATCCTGATTAATATCACCACCGTCACCTGACGCCATCTTATCAGCCACATCCTTGGCCATAGCCTCAATGGCAGTGAGGGTATCCTCAGGGACAGATTGAATAGTGGTTCCTAGAATATACAAAGTTTGGAGATACTGCCAAACAGCATCCTTGGTACCATCAGTCATACGCTTCCATAGATTGATGATATCCAGTTCATTCAAAAAGTCAATATCCTTGGAATGAATGAGAATGAAGTCCTCATTCTTGGCAGAGACACTATCTGCGTGGGGCTTAACACTATCCATGAATCCATTAACTAGGAGACGAGGACTTGTACTCTTAATAAGATCGAATGAGGTTAACATCTTCTTAATGCTTTTTTCATCTGGAAAAGTCTTGTGCAATTCCACAAGAAATTGCCCCATCATGTCATTAAACGCAGTGACGGACGCCATTTTCTTAATAGTACGGTGTAATCTTTAAGTTAGAAAGGGTCGTTAGAAATAACCTCTTTTTGACCAAGGCCGTTCACTACAATTACATATACGAGAATTGCTACGAGAACAGCTGGTTTGGTGTATTGATTCATTTCTAATTTACCTTCATTATTCAGATACGCTTTCAGGTGAATATAACCCGCTGTTGTAGCACCGGCAATTAGGCCAGCATATACTGGGTCACGTAAATAGTCGGAGAGTTCCATTTAATTATAACCAACTTTTTTTGTACGGTAGTCTGGTGCGTCTCCAAATAATACATCATCTTCCTGCTGAGGTTGTGGCTGTGGCTGTGATTCTTCCATTGGATCGGGTGATTGAACACCTGGTACAGTCTTGAATTCATTATCAAACTCACCTGGCTCCTCCATCTCAGGATTTCCCATTGGCTGCATTTCCTGGAGTTCCTCTGGGGCGGGTTCCATACCACCTTCTGGTTCGGGTTCAGGTTCCCCCTCCCCATCAAAGACGTCAGGATCCTCTGTATCTTGAACATCCCCATCTAAATCTATGTCTCTAGACTCTTGGGACATGTACGTCTGTAAAATCTGTTGAACTGGGATTAACTCCTTCACAGAGTTTTCAATAGCTGTACAGAAACGAGTAGTTAACTTCTCATCTCGATGGTAAATGCTCTGATCTTCGTGGAAAACGTAGGGATCCCTGTAGAGATCCTTGGCGATGTTATTGTAGCAGGTTTGAATGAAAACCTCGTTTGTTGGTAGCTTTAGGGAGATCTTCTTGTTGTCAGACTTAAGGCGGACCGCAGAGAGAATCTTTGTACAGGCAACAAAGACAGCCGCTAAAAGATCACTAAACCAAGCGCATCGGTTTGCGATGTTATCTGAATGCTGTTTAGACATAGCGTTAGACCAGTTTGGAACTTCTTGGAGTAATTTCTGAAACATCATGAGATGCTTCTTCCCCTTGGAGAGAGTATGAGCCTCCGCATACATATCATTGAAAACGTCAATCATAGGTGGACACATAATAATGCACATTTGTCCGAGATATTCCTTCTTCGCCTCGACGAGCACATTCAAATTGTCCATTTATGATTAAGTGGGTTTTAAAATTCAATATTTACTACGCACTTCCCCTGTATTTGTTAGCCATCTTCTTCAGATTCATAAGATCTGGGAAGGTCACCTCTTCATCATCTTCTTCACGTTCTTTCTTCTTTTTTGGCACCACCCAAGACACATAAATGTCATATTCACTTATAAGTTGTACAGTGAAGCCACCAAGTTGAAATTGTCTAACGACATAACGAGCGGCAGCCCCTCTATCAAAAACTGGGTATCCTATCAAAATTACTGGAACCGTTAAGAATATCTGTTTATGACCAAGTTCTACACACTGTTTAATCTTCGATGAAAATTGTTCGTAAATTTTTGTATAGATCTCTTTTCGTATTCTTTTTCTCTTATCATCAATTTGTATTATGTCATTGATGTTGATCATTACAATTAGCTCAATTTATTTTTTATCAAATCTAACTCACCAACATTAGGAACTGCACTTTCCTTAACGAGTTTGTAATCGATAAACTCTTTACCCATAGAACCCTTGGTGTACACCTTTACTTTGTCAGGTGCCTGGTCACTGAGGGGTTGAGAACGAAGAGAAATCAACTTAAGTTTTCCATTGCTGATGCTAAAAGTTGATATGACAGCGAAACCGAAGGAGAAACCATCGTTACGAACCGCCATGAAAGTGGCTTCATAGAGTTGACCAGTGGTACCCTCATACACCTTAACGGACTGAGTTTCGATGATGTAAGTGGAAAATCCAAGACGCTTGTTCATTTCCTTGTTTGTTTGAAGAACCAATTTCTCCATGGTATCGTGGTCAACTTTACCCTCAATCTGAGAGTAACCGGAGAGATCTGGTCTGGGGTCGTTAAGCTTAACATAATCAACAGGCTTCTTGTACCCTGAGAATCCAAAGGTCTCTGTGAAATTTTCACGCCTGATCATAGTCAGGATGAGTAACATAAGTAAAACACCGATGACGATCTTGAATGAATCCATCTTTACTATAATGCGTTAATTTTTTTTTACAAAATACCCCATATACTAGTAGATGTCTCTGTTGATATATAGCCCGAGGTGTAAGCACTCTATGGATATCGTCCAGTATATCAATGGTAATCAGCAATTGAAACAATTAATACATTACCACAACGTGAACACACAGGGTATACCTCCCCAGTATAAGACTAAAATAAACCGCGTACCGACCATGCTCACCAAGAATGGAAAGATCCTAGTTGGTGGTGAAATAAAAAACTGGCTTGACTCACTTCTACCTAAAAAGGATATTGAACACGCTGGATTTGGTGGTGGTGTATCCTCAATGTCAACAATAGATGGAAATGATAGAGATCCGAACATGTTTTACATAGATAACTACGGTCAGTCTCTTCAGCCAGCTATGACAAAGGAACTAGAGGATAAAATAGGTAGAGACGTCAATAAAGGAGAAGTTTATACAGATTTAAAGATGTAACGCGTTTTTTGAATAGTCATGAAATTAGTTTCTATACAAGCCTCAGCCTTTAAGTCTACTTTTGAAGTTTTAAAGGATATTCTAAACGATGTAAATATCTACTTTCGCCCACAAGGTATGTACATAGTTACCCTAGATACGGCGAGGACATCCCTCATTGACCTGTTCCTAGCTGCTGATAACTTTGAGGAGTATCAATGTGATCAAGAGGAGATAATCGCTGGTATTAACATTTCCAACACCTTCAAACTCATGAAAACGATCACAAATAATGACGTCATCAAACTTGAGATTAATTCCAAGGAGTTTATGGATATTGAGATTACGAGTGAATCCAAGAAGACGAGTACTAAATTTCAACTCAAACTCTTGGATATTAACGAAAATAGCATAGAAGTTCCTGATGTTATGATGTCTACTATCACGACTTTACCATCGGCGGATTTCCAAAGACTTTGTCGTGACATGTCCAACCTTGGTTCGGAAATTGAGATTAAGAGGGATGGTAAACTTCTTCATCTTTCATGCATGGGGGATTTCGCAAATCAGGAAACCTCGATTGAGTGCCCTGATGACAGTCCTAAAATCTCGGGTTTATACAGTCTAAAATACTTGAATATCTTTACAAAGGCGACGAGTATGTGTGCGTCTGTGCAAATTATACAAGAAACGGG